CATCAACCATCTGCTCATCGCGCATACTCTGCTCCTGTGCATAACCAAGACGATGCAGCGGACCCGCGATGCCGTCTGCCGGAATGGTAAGTCAGCGGTCGCGGGCCGCTGATCGCAAGCGTTCTCACTTCGTCCGCTCAAGCAGGCCGTCGATCACGGCGGCGACCTCCACACTGTCGGCAAAACGCCCCGCGAAGTAGTCTTCTCGCACTCGCCGCAGCACCTTCCTCAGCGCCTCCCGCTCCTTGTCGGTGAGCGTGGGCGCGCGGTAGAGCGGGACGGCAACGCCATCCAACCCCGGACACTCGTCAGCCTTTCGCTTCGCAGCGTCCTCGGTGTAGCAGACCGTACTGCGGTCAATCTTTGTGTCGCCCTTCCACTCGACGGCCCACGCCTCCGGCAGAGAACCAGCGGATGCAAGAGACGGCTCGGGGGTGTCATTCGGTTGGTTCATGGTCTTCTCCTCGCCGCTCCTGATCCTTCACGTTCCACTGGCCTAAAACAGAACCCCTTGCCGCAGCCGGTTGGCCGCCGCCTCGCAGTAGCCGACGTTGATCTCGATCCCAACGGCCTGCCGTCCTTCGAGCTTGGCCGCGACCAGCGTGGTGCCGCTGCCCATGAATGGGTCGAGCACGGTCGCGGCCTCTGGCACGAGGCCGAGGCACCACCGCATGAGTGCGACCGGCTTCTGTGTCGGGTGAACACGGTCGTCCTTCGCGGCCTCGCCCCGGCTGTAGTCGAAGCAGCGGACGGCCTTGTTTCTGTTCGTCCACGCCAGTTCAGCGTCCGCCAGCGAAAAGTCCCGCTGGCCCTTATCCCAAACGAGCCAGCCCATCGACGGCGGCAGGGCATAGTAGTTTCCGCCCCAAACAATCGCATGGTCTGCCGAGTCCTGAATCATGTCGATCATCCATCGCGGCGGCGGCGACTCGTCCCAATCCGTTTTCCATGTCCTCCAGCCGTTGCGGGCTCGCCCTTCAGTCCCGCCGACGCTGTTTTGCTTTCCGCCGTATCCGATCCCGTACGGCGGGTCCGTCAGCAAGAGATCAAACCGATCAAGAAACGGCAGCACCTTGCGGCAGTCCGCGTTGTAGATCGTGACCGCTTCGTCCTGATAGTACGGCGCGAAGGGAACCGCAGTGGAACCAACGGATGCAGCGGACAGCTCTTCAACGTCTTTCGGCATGGGGAGTCCTTTCATCGCTGCCGCTGATCCTGTGCGTTCTCAGTTCTTCCGTTTGGCTCTCCGCGCGAACACCGGCACAACCGTTGCCCCGATGACGCGACGCCAACCAGCCACCAACACGCGGTTCTTTGACCGCCGCAAAACCTCACCAGAGCAGTTCTCTACCAACTCCCAAGCCACCGGCATCTCGCTCTTTGAACACGGCATCTCACTACTCCTTTGCTTCTGAGAACCACGCGATGCTGCGGACTGCGCCGCTGATCGCAGGCGTTCTGCGCCCCATCCAACAACGCCGCCAAGGCAAGTGTTCGGAATCCTCGTAGACCAGTTGACCGCATTGCCGTGCTTGTCTCGGATGACGAGGCTGACTCGGTGCGTGTAGCCCAAATCGCAGGAGGATGAGACTTCCTCAACGTCCACCACCTCCCACACAAACGAACCCAAGCAAACCTTTTGGCCGATGCTCGGGATGCCCGGCTGAGAACCAGCCGATGCAACAGACCGCTCATTCGTATCGCTCATAGATGCCGCCTCCGTTGTTCGCGGCTGTTGATCGTACACGTTCTGTGGCTACTTGCCGTCGCTCGGCAGGGCCGGGAGAGGCATCCAGTGGGTGGGAAAGACCGAGTAAGGGGTGTAGCCGTCGATAGACCACCAAGTCCCACCGACAAGAGGCATGCGCGAGTGCATCTCTGCGACGACGATTACATGTTCCGGCTTTTCGTATGCAAGCACGCGCTGGCCCTCTTTCGGCAGTCGCTCCGCCACCGGAATCCAGTCCCCACTCATATTCGTACTCCATCGCTTTCCGTTGGTTTTCAAATACGTTCGGTTCGCCACAGCCGCACCCGTTCTCCGACGACGTCACCTATCCTCCATGCGGATCGAATCCGCCACTATCCGCTGCTTGTCGATGCGGTCAAAGTAGACCACGAACACAATGTTCGAGCGTGCCCCGTGTCGTTCCTGCAAAATCGCGCCCAGCTGGGTGAGCATCCGCGCCGCCCGAAACGTGAACCGCGAAAACGCGACGCGTAGAAACGTCGTCGGCGGGTCCGCAGCCTCGAATTGATCGAGGAACACCTGGGCCGGCGCGTGCGTGTAGCCGGTGGGCCGGTATAGCGTGTCGCACGCGTCGCGAATCTGTTCAGCGGTGAGCCCGGCCAGCATCGTCGTCTCCATGCTGTTTCCGCGGGAGTTTAGCGGTTTTCAACGAATCTTCAATACCGGGCTTGGCGCGGTTCCAATGATCGTTTAGAACCTCCGCCCGTGACGACCACTTCGGCCGTCACCGCGACGCTCACGCGATCGCGAAAAGGATTCTGAAAGGCGAGGGACTGCCACATGCCACAACGCACGCAAAGCGTGGCGGCCCGTAACCACGGAGCACGCCATGCGAAACCGACTCGCGGACTTTCTCACCAGATTCAAGGACGGGCCGCACGACGATCCGCAACTCGACGAACGGGCGGCAACGGAGTTTGCCCGATGGACGCCGCGGCAGCGGCGGCTCCGCAGACTGTTTGCACGGATGCAGCGCCGGAGGATTCGGCGAATGCTGCGGCTTTCGGCACCGTGCGCCACGGAGGGCGCGCGGGATGCTGAAACTACGGCGAAAAGTAGGGGAGCGGGTTGTCATTATCCCGCCGGACTCCGGACCCGTAACGGTGACTGTGATCCAAGTGACGGAGGGAACGGTGTGGATCGGGTTCCAGGCCGACGCCGATACGGCGATCCATCGGGAAGAAGTGTTGAGGCGGATCGAAGCCGCTCAACCGAAGCCCGCGCAGTAAGCCCGGTCGCCGCGGCATATCACGACCGCCAGCCGGGCGACGCCGAAGCCGAGGCCGCAATCGCCGCCATGCAGGAACAAACATGGTTCCGCCGCGGCGACGTTGTGCGGTTCACCGACGCCGCCCGCGGGTTTCGCCTCGAAGCCGCCCGGGTGTGCAACGCGCTACCAGGCCGGCAACTACTCGTCGAAACGGTCGCGGGCCGGATGGAGCTCGTGATCGCCGAGTCTCACGTAATCGCGTGGGAGTGTGCATAAATGGCCGCCTACAAAAAACGCGGCCGGACGCCCGTCAAGCCGACCGACGTGCCAGTAATCGAGGCGGCGGTCGTCGCCCTGGTGCGGAGCATCGAAGACCTGTTCGAGCGGGAGACGTGGGTCGGCCCATGCACCTATCGCCAACACCCGACGCTCCGCGTTGTCGTTCGCGAACGTGCGGAGCGTGTCGCGCGTCTGTTCCTGAAACGGGGGCACAAATGACGGCGACGGCCGCGGTGTGGTTCGTGCTCGGGTTCGCAACTGGAGTCGGAGTGGTATCCGCCGCGGTGGTCGCGGTGGGGTTCGGTGTGTGGATGAACACAAGAGGGTGATATGACGAGTGCCGAAACGACGATTGGAGTTCGGGAGCCGGCCAAACGATCGGTAGTGATGACGATCGCGGCGCGGTACGGGATGGAACCGGCCGCATTCGAGGCCACGGTTCGCGGTACATGCGGCCTGGCCGGTGCGACACGCGAGGAGTTTGCCGCGTTCGTGCTCGTCGCCAACGAGTACCGGCTCAACCCGCTGACCAGGGAAATCTATGCGTTTCCAAAAAAGGGTGGCGGCATTCAGCCAATCGTGTCTGTCGACGGATGGCTGAACCTTGCAAACAGCCACCCGCAGTTCGACGGGCTGGAAGTCGAGTTCGAGCACGACGACGCCGGGAAGCTCATCTCGGCGACGGCCCGCGTTCACCGGAAGGACCGGAGCCACCCGATCGTCGTGACGGAGTATCTGGCGGAATGCGTCCGATCGACCGACCCGTGGAAGATGGCCCATCGGATGCTCCGCCACAAGGCGGCAATCCAGGGCATTCGATACGCGTTCGGCTTCTCCGGAATCATGGAGCCGGACGAGGCCGAATCCATCGCGGTGCGCGAGCCGGCCACGCCGGAGCCGCGCGCCGTGCAGCAGCTGCCGCCGCTGTCAGAAGCGGAGTACCAGCGGCTCATGCCTTCGTGGCGGACGGCGGTTGAATCGGGCCGGAAGGCCGCCGATGCCGTGCTCGCCATGGCCCACACCAAATGGGCGATCACGGATGGCCAAGCCGACGCACTCCTCGCGCTCGGGGCTACTGTCGCGCCGGACGGCGAGATCATCGACGCGGTGCGGGCGACCGTCGGCGACGCGTGGGAACCGCCGGTCGACACGGAAGGGGGCAACTGACCATGGAAACCGTCACGCTGGCACAAGGCTCCCCGGATTGGCTGGCCCACCGGGCACGACATTTCAACGCGTCCGACGCCCCGGCGATGCTCGGGGTGTCGCCGCACAAGACCCGCCGGCAACTGCTCGCGGAAGTGCAAACCGGGATCACGCCCGAAGTCGATGCCGCCACTCAACGGCGGTTCAACAACGGCCACCGGCTGGAGGCTCTCGCCCGTCCGCTCGCCGAAACGATCGTAGGGGAGCCGCTCTACCCGGTGACGGGGAAAAACGGCCGCTACTCCGCGAGTTTCGACGGCCTGACGCTGGGGGAGGAGACTGCTTTCGAGCACAAAAACCTGAACGCGGAACTGCGGGCGGTATTCGCGGCAGGGGCCGACCTGCCCCTGCACTACCGCGTGCAGATGGAGCACCAACTGCTGGTGAGCGGAGCCGATCGCGTGCTGTTCATGGCATCCGATTGGGACCACGACGGCAATCTGATCGAGGAGTTCCATCGGTTCGTGGCGCCCGACTCTGCCCTGCGGCAAACGATCGTCGACGGGTGGGAGCGGTTCGCTGCCGACCTGGAGCAGTTCGAGCCGGCCCCGGCGGCGCCCGCGGCGCCAGTCGGGGAAGCCCCGGAAACGCTGCCGGCCCTGCGAATCGAGGTGGAAGGGACGGTCATCGCCTCGAATCTCGTCGCGTTCCGGGAAACGGCCATTGCCGCGATTCGGACCGTCAACCGCGAACTGTCGACCGACCAGCACTTCGCGGATGCCGAACTGTCCGTGAAATGGTGCCGGGAGGTCGAAACCCGGATCGAGGCCGCAAAGGCCCACGCCCTGAGCCAGACGGCCAGCATCGACGAGCTGTTCCGGACGCTCGACGACATCACCGCCGAATCCCGGCGGGTGCGGCTCGACCTGGAGCGGCTCGTGAAGGCCCGAAAGGACGAACTTCGGAACGGAATCGTTCTCGACGCCCAACGGGCACTGGCCAAACACGTCGAGACGCTTTCGGCGGAGTGCCAGCCGTTCGCGGTGACGCCGGTTCCCGCGGACTTCGCCGGGGCGATCAAGGGACGGCGGTCACTCACGGCCATGCACGACGCGATCGATCACGCCTTGGCGGATGCGAAGATCGCGGCCGACGCCGCGGCCCGGGTCGTGCGGACGAATGCCGCGTTTTTCTGTGACGCCGCGCGTGGCCACGAGACGGTTTTCCCGGACGTCTCCCGGCACATCGGCATGGCCCACGACGCTTTCCGTGAGTTCGTGTCGGGGCGGCTTGCTCGGCATGCGGCCGAGGAGGCCGAGCGGGCCAAGAGGGCCGCGGAAGCGGCTGCGGCGGCGGCGCCACCTACCCCGGTGCCGACAACGCCGGTGCATCCGGCAGAGCCCTCCCCAACGGCTCGCGAAGATTTCCAGGCGGTGCAAGACGAGGGCGCGGCTCTTTCGCTCGGCGACATAAACGCCCGGCTCGGGATCACGATGACGGGCGCTTTCGTCGCCAACATCCTCGGGATCACGCCGGCCGGAAAAAGCCGAAACGCGATCCTGTTCACAGAACGCCAGTTCGCGGCACTCTGCCGACAACTGATCGCGCACGTCGAAGCCGCACGGGTGCGGCATCGTGTGGCCGAAACGGTGAAAGGGATGGAGTGATGAAAAACGTATACGGGATCGAGCCCGACGACGTCGTCGAATGCTTCACCGAATCGGAACGCCGTGAAATGGTCGCGATGGACGCGCAGAAACCACGGCACTACCCAGAGGACTACTTCGACCCGGACCCATGGCAGCAAAACGCCATACGGATCATGGAGGACTGCCCCGAATGAGCGACTACTGGCCAGAACGGAACGACTACGGCCCCCTGTTCGCCCAGCCGCAGGCCGCGACCGCCGGCGCCGCTGCCGGCAAAGCGTGTCTGGCCAAGGCCGAGCGGGAAGGATTCAACACCGACGCGGCCCGGGCCGCGGTACTCCAACTGCTCGCGGACGGCCGGGCACGCTCCGGCGAGGAGATCGTCGATCACTGTCAGCGGCTCGGCCTAGTGCCGCACGACGCGCGGGCCTTCGGGCCGGTGTTCGGGACGCTGGCCCGGCGCGGCCGGATCGAGGCCGTCGGGTTCGTAGCGCGGGCGAAGGGCCACGGCACGGCCGGCGGAAGGTTGTGGCGAATCACGGGAAAGGGGGCCACGGATGGCCGGTGACTGGCTGAAAATGCGGCATGACATAGGAGACGATCCGGCCACGATTCGGATAGCCGCGCTATGCGGCCTGGACGAAGACGCCGTCGTCGGAAAGCTGCACCGGATATGGTCGTGGGCCGACCGCCACACCGCCGACGGGCACGCGGAGGGAATCGGGCTCGCGTGGGTCGATCGCACCGTCCGGTGCGACGGGTTTGGGGCCGCCATGGTGAGCGTCGGGTGGATGGAGGAAACCGAATCGGGGATGGCTTTCCCGCGTTTCGATCGGCACTGCGGCAACACCGCCAAGGTCCGCGCACTCGCGAAAACCCGAATGGAGCGCGCACGTTGCGCTCCGAGCGCAACAGAAACCGAACAGCCGCGCAATAAAAAAGGAACCAGAGAAGAGAAGAGAAGAGAAGAGGAAGAAAACCAACACGCGCGCGCCGCCGGAACCGCCGGCGAAACGCCGCCGGAAGCCAAGCCGGAACCCGGAGCCCATTCCTCGGATTGCCAGAATGCGGCAGGACGGCCGCAACCGGACCGGGGCGACACGGGAGCCGCCGCGAGTGCAAACAGCCGCCACGGGGCCGCTGGCGACGAATGGCGACGGGCCGGTTGGGTGCATGACGAATGGGCGCGGGTGGTCACGGTGTGGAACCGGACCGAGCGGGCCGCCCCCTGGACGCTCGCCACTCCGCCGAACGGATTCGCGGAGCTGGCCGCGTCGCCCGGGTGGATCGACACCGCGCTGGCCGGCATCGCCATGCTCGCGGAATGCCGGCGGTTCGCGCGGCCGGTGCCCTGGACCCAGTTCGTCCGCGAACTCGACCGGATTCTCGCCGGTGAATTCCGCGAACTGGCCGAGCCGCGCCGGGAACTGACCGCGGCCGGGGGCGCCAGACAGCAGCGGAGGGGGAACCTATGAGCCGCACCTGGGAACAAAACCGCGACACGATCAACGGCCTATGGCCGATGGCTGTCTGGACGCCGGAGGAAGCGGACCTATGGCGGGCCGACCTGCACGGGCTCGACCACGACGTGCTGTTCGACGCGCTGCGTGAAGTGAAGCGGAGCCGCGAGTCGATTTACCCGCAACTCGCGTGGGTGCATGCCGCGTACCGGGAGATCATGGCCGCACGCCGGGCGGCCAGACGGGCCGCGGAACGCGGGCCGGGGGCGGGGGCGCCGGCCTACTCCACGCCGCGGATGCAGCTGGACCCTGCCCGCGAACGCCGGGCGCGGGCGGAACTCGAGTCGCTCCTGGAGCAAACCGAGCCAGCGGGCCTCGGGGCGGTCCGGCGCCGGGCCGGCGAATTGATCGACGCCGTCGATGCCCTGTGGGCGGCGCGGTTCCTGGCACGGGTGGCCGCGAAAGCCGCGGGGGAACGCGCGGCCGGGTGTGTCGTCGTCGAGGCCGTTGACGTTCGCGGGCCGAGCGACGAGGCCGCGATCGAGGCCCGCCGCGCCGACGCTCTCCGCGTGCTCGCAAAAAGTACCTGAATCGGGGTCGACACACCGTTTCAAGCCGTCACGATTGGAGGTCGCATGGACGCGCCCAGAATCACCATCGGGATCGACCCGGGCCCGCGGGAGTCGGCGCTCGTCGTATGGGACGGCGTGGCCGTGCTGTCGGCGCGAGACGTGCCGAATTCCGCCGTGCCGCACGCGCTCGCCGGGGTATCGGCCGCCATCGCCTGCGAATGGGTCGAGTGCTTCGGGATGGCCGTCGGGCGGGAGGTGTTCGAGACGGTGTTCGCGGTCGGGACGTTTTCCGCCGCCGCGACGCTGCGGTTGATCCCACGGCGCGACGTGAAGCTGCACCTTTGCGCGTCGCCCCGGGCGAAGGACGCGAATATCCGCCAAGCCCTAATTGATCGTTTCGGGATCGTGGGCACGAAGAAAACCCCCGGCCCGCTGTTCGGGATATCGAATCACCGGTGGGCTGCGCTGGCCGTGGCCGTGACCGCGCACGACCTTCCGGCCACCGACCACGAGCCCGGGTTCCACCGCCCGGCGGGGGCGGTCGCGTGATGGTCGCCGACCACGGACTTTCGGACGTGCTGCGGGCCGTGCGGGTGGAGGCCGAGCGGTACGCTGCCCGGTGGGGGGGCGAGCCGGAGGAAGTCGCGCACCGCGTGCTCGCCTACGTGGGCGAAACGGTGCGCGATGGCCGCGCGGATTGGGCCGTAGTGGTCGTGTCGATCCGGCGAGCGCTGGCGAAAATCGCCCGGCACGATCGGCGGTTGCGGCGGTCGCCTACGCTGCCCGTAGTGTCGGCGCACGCCGGAATCCCCGCCGTCGACGCGATGGCCGACCAGCGGCGGATCGACCTACGAATCGACCTGGACGCGTGCCTCGCGAAAGAGGGCGCCGCGGTTCGCCGGTTGTGCGGGCTCCTCGAGACGATGACGATCGCCGAAGCCGCCGCCGTCATGGGCGTGCCGCGATCGACGCTCCGCGGTTGGCTGGCGTCGCTCCGAGAGCGAATGGAAGCACGCGGGATGGGGCCGGACGGGTAGGGGGCAAAAAGGTACTCCCGGGCGGTCGGCGGCCGGGGGTGGGCCTACGGATCGCCGCCCTGTTGATGCAGACTTGCCCTGCGCGGAATTATTCCGAATTGGCACGCGGTTTTTTTGCTTGACGCATGGTATCCGACCGGATACTATATAGGTGTTGAGCGAATGAGACTTGCGACACGAAAACGGGAACCCGCGACCATGAATACGACCGCGACCAACTGGAAAAAAGGCGACCGCGTCAAGCTGACTACGACGACCGCCGGCCCGGAGCTGCTCGAGATTGTCCGGTTTCGCCGGACCGGCGCCGCGCAGTACGTCACTCTCGCGAACGCGCAGACCGCCGCCCGAATCCGGGCCGGCGAAGTCGACGCCCGGATCGTCGTCCTAACCGGAATCGGCGGCCACGTTCGCGAAATCGAAACGCAGGAATTCCACCGGCTCGCCGCCCGCGGGCTCGCGGTTCACGCCTGAGCCTACGACCCCCACCAAAGGAAAACGAACCATGTCGAAAATCGAAATCCTCGGAATGGCGGACGAGGGGAAGTGCGACCACTGCGGGGCGAACTGCCCGCGTCGACGCGTCGCGGTTCGGTCGCGATTCGCTGACGGCGCCACGGGGGAAGTCGAGTTTTGGGGTGTCGTCTGCGCCGGCTCGGCCCGGTACGGTCGCCGGACTGCGGCGAACGGAAACCGCGTTCGGCTCGAAGCGGAAAACGCCGACCGCGTCGCCGAACTGAACCGGCTCGAGCGGGAACGCCGATTCGCCTTCCGCGTGGCGGGCGAAGTTCCCGCCGACGGCGGTCCGCGGAACGCCGCGAACATTCGCTATCGCCGAACCGGCCGTCCCATCGTGGGTTCCTACTTCCTGGCCGACGACGCCGGGCGGATCGTCCGCGTTGACGGAACGGACGCCGCCGACGTGGAACTGTTCGCCAGCCGCGGTTTCACCGTGCCCGTGTCTGCCCCCGTCGCTGCTGACGCTGTCCCGGCCTGATCAACTGGAGATAAGAATGCCCGCCACAGTCACGAGTTGGAAAGCCGTTGCCGCCGTCGCCCGCGACTACGTGCGCGAATACGTCGCCGGCCGCGACACGGCAGCCGATCGGCTGCGCATGGAAGCGCTCGTGCTCGCCGGCGCAGACCTGTCGGGACCGTGGTCGCACCAGCACGACTACGTGTGCCACCTATCCACAATGACGGCCGCCGATGCGGAGAATCGGACGAAAAGCGACATAGCGGACATGATGAGCACACACCCCACCGCCGCCCGGCCGCGGGTCCGCGTAATCCGAAGCCCGACGAACTGACCAAACCCATGCGAATCGAGCCCCGCGAGTACGTTCGAGTCGGAACCGCCGCAAAGATCGCCGGCGTGACCCGAGCGTACCTGCGCCGCCTAATCCACGACGAGAAGCTGCCAGCCGTCGAAGTCGACGGAATGTTCCTCGTGCGTCGCCGTGACGCCGAAAAACTGCGAGACCGCCGCAAAGCCGCCGGACGGGGCGACCCGTCGTCGGAATGACCTGTTATCCAATCGGATACCACTATGCCAGACGTGCCACCACTCCGCCAAAATCCCCTGCTGTTCGACAAGCACGAGCCGGTGATCGATCCAGACGTGATCCGCCGCGCGCACGTTACCCTCGTGCGCGAGCGAACGCGAGACATTCGCGACCTGCGCCGCAAGGAATCAGCGGCCGAAGCTGTCGCGGGCCTGAGCCTAGACGGCCGCGAAATCTTCGGTCTGACAAAGGGCCAATTCAGCCTCACCGACATGATCGACGCCATACTCGCGACAACCGGGCCGGCGGAATTGCACGTCTCGACCTGGACCGCCGCCAATACGGACGTCTCCAAGATGCTCGAGATGATCGGGTCCGGACGGCTGACCGCGGCCCGCTGGCTCGTCGACGTCACGTTCGTGCGCCGTGCCCCGCAACTCGCCGCCCGCATTCGCGAAGCGTTCGGAGCTGACGCGATCCGCGTGACCCGGACACACGCGAAATTCTCCGTAGTGCGGAATGCGACGTGGTCCGTGGTCGTCCGCACGAGCATGAACCTAAACCATAACCCACGGCTCGAAGACTTCACGGTCGCACACGATACCGAACTCGCCGCGTTTCTACTGGAGGCCATGGATGACGTCTGGAAAACCCAACAACGCTCGGTTGCTGACGGCTCACACACCGGCACAACCGAATGGTGGCACCGCCACGGATGAACCGGCCGCGCCGCCGCCGCACATCGCCGTAGTCCAATGGCTCATAAGCGGGGCCAGCGAATCCGACGTGCTCGAGGCGATCGCCGCGAAATACCCGGGCGCAGACGTGAGGGCCACCATGCAGGCCGTGCGCGAGCACCTTGTTGCCGAAGGGACGCCTGACGCCGACGCGCTCCGCGGATGGATACTCACCGCCTACCGGGAACTGTATCGCCGCATGCTTGAAGTGGGTGACTTCGACGGCGCCCGAAAGACGCTGAAAAACATCACAGAGGTCGGCTTGTGACGCTGTTCGCGGGCACGAAACGCACGCCGTCCGACAAAGCCGCCAAACGGCACTCAGCGCACCGCGGCCGGGCCGCCAAACAGGATCGCGCCGCCAGTCTGGCCGGCCGCGACATAGGCGAACTACCGGACGTCGTCGACCCGGCCCGAAAGGAAGCGTGCCGGCTGAATTTCAGGCTGTTTTGCGACACCTACTTCGCCGACCAGTTCTACCTCGCGTGGTCCGACGACCACCTGGAGATCATCGCGGCCGTCGAGGCCGCCGTGCTCCGCGGTGAACTGCTCGCGTTCGCCATGTCCCGGGGGAGCGGCAAAACCGCGCTAATTGAGGCGGCAGGACTGTGGGCGCTGCTCTACGGCCACCAGCAATTCGTGACGATCATCGGCGCGACCGAGGAACACGCCGCGCAGATGCTCGAGAATATCAAAATCGGGTGCGAAACTCGCGAACTACTCGCGGCCGACTTCCCCGAAGTCTGCTACCCGATCGCCAAGCTCGAGCGAATCAACAACCGCGCCCGCGGCCAACTCTACCGCGGCAAACCGACACACATTCACTGGCGGGGCGAAGACGTTCAGTTTCCCAGCATACCGGGCTCGCCGGCGTCGGGGGCGATCATCCGCTGCCGCGGCATGACGGGCTCCATTCGCGGCATGGCCGTATCGCGAGCATGCGACGGGCGCCGGGTCCGGCCGTCGCTCGTGCTCGTGGACGATCCGCAGACCGACAAAAGCGCCCGAAGCCCGTCACAGGTCGCCCAGCTCGAAAAGGTGTTCAAGGGGGCCATACTTGGGCTCGCCGGGCCAGACGTGCAGATCGCCGGGCTCGTCACCGTAACCGTGGTCGCCCCCGACGACCTGGCCGAACGGTTGCTCGATCGCGAGCGAAACCCGGCCTGCCACGGCCGGCGAATGCGAATGGTCTACGAATGGCCGACCGACAACGAACTGTGGGAGCGTTACGCGGAACTGCGCAAAGCCGGGCAACGGAGCGGCGCCGGGACGGCGGAGGCCGACAAGCTGTTCGCCGACAACCTGGACCGCATGACGGCGGGAAGCGTCGTCGGCTGGCCGGCACGGATTCGGCCGGGCGAAATTCACGCCCTCCAATCCGCGTACAACCTCCGCATCGACAAGGGCGAGGCGACGTTCGCCGCGGAGTACCAAAACGAACCGCTACCGGTCGTCGATCGGTCCGTCGAAGAACTGACCGCACCGGAAATCGCCGACAAGCTCAACCGCTACCCGCGGCAGTTCGTGCCGCTCGCGTGTCAGCACTTATCGATGATGGTGGACGTCCAGAAAGAGGCTTTGTATTGGGCTATCTGCGCGTGGGAGGAAAATTTCACTGGCTACGTGATCGACTACGGCGCCTACCCCGAGCAACGTCGGCCGTATTTCACGCTGCGCGACATAACCAAACGGCTGTCAGACGTAAGCAAGGCCAAGAGTGTCGAGGGGGCTTTGCTCGAGGGGCTGGAAGCCCTGACCGGAACGTACCTGGGGCGCGAATGGAAGCGCGAGGATGGCGCCACCATGCGAATCGAGCGGTGCCTGGTGGACGCGAACTATCGATCCGACACGGTCTACCAATTCTGCCGCGAATCGAGTCGGGCCGGCGTCATCATGCCGAGCCACGGGCAGGGCGTGAAGGCGTCAAGCCTGCCGTTCGCCATGTACGCGAAAAAGCCCGGCGACCGCGTCGGGCACTACTGGCGGGTGCCAAACGTCGCGAAAAAACGAATCATCCGCCACGTAATGATCGACACCAACTACTGGAAATCGTTTCTACATGCGCGGCTGGCCGTGCCGCGGGGCGACCCGGGCTGCCTGTCGCTGTTCGGAGAGCACGCCGAAACACACCGGATGCTTGCCGATCATCTGATCGCCGAGTACCGCACGACAAACACGGCCAAGGGGCGCACGGTCGAGGAATGGAGCGAACGGCCAGGACGGCCAGATAACCATTTGCTCGACTGCCTCGTCGGGTGTGCGGTCGGGGCCAGCATGCAGGGGGCAACGCTCGCCGGCTCCAACGGATTCAAGCCGGCCAGGCGGAAACGGGTGTCGTTCGCGGAAATCCAACGCCAACGGAAGGGCGGCAGATGAGCACAACAGGAACCGTCGGAATCGAATGCCCGCGGTGCGGGTGCCGGGAACTGCGGACGACGCACACGCGACGCGTGCGCGAGGGGATGATCCGACGGTACAAAGAATGCCGCCACTGCGGCCGGCGGATCACGACGCACGAGGCGACGACGCGAGCCCAGGCGAGCGGCCGCGCCTAAATCCGGTTCCGTCCGGTTCACGCGCCGGCGTCGATCAAGTGCCACATATGGCACTTTCTCGGAATTCCGTGATTTTGCGCCGCCACTTTGAGCGGAGAAAGGCATTTCTTCTCTCCAGAGGGATACCCTTCTGGAGCGCCGCCCGGTGTCTGACGAGACGATCGCCGACGCAATCAAAGAGAACGCCGCCGGCCCCGCAAAGGCCAGCGGCGATTCTGTCTCAATCGAACAGCACTCGATCCAAGACCAGATCGCCGCCGACCGCTACCTCGCGAGCAAGCGGGCCGCCGCCAAGCCGCACCGCGGCATGCGATTCACCCGCATCATCCCCCCGGGGGCCGAATGATGCCGGGCCTCCGCGCCATCCTCGGCGGGCTATTCCAGTCGCCATTCGCCGCGCCGCGGCGGGCCGTCGGCCGTGCGCTGCGGTTCATCCGCGGCGGATACGATTCGGCCCGCACCACCGACGACAACCGCCGGCACTGGGCCAACGCCGACCACCTCTCCGCCAACGCGGCACTCTCGCCGGCCGTCCGCGAAACGCTCCGCAGCCGCGCCCGCTACGAAGTCGCCAACAACTGCTATGCGGCGGGGATCGTGCGGACGGTCGCAAACGACCTAATTGGAACCGGCCCGACTCTCCAGCTGGTGGCCCCCAACGGGCACGACGCCAACCCGATCGAACGGTCGTGGGTGTCATGGGCCAAGGAAATCAAGCTGGCCCGCAAGCTCCGTTGTATGCGGCAGTGCCTCTCCCGCGACGGCGAAGCGTTCGCGGTCCTGTTCACGAATCCGCGGCTGCGCCACCCGGTCAAACTCGACGTGCGGCTCATCGAGGCCGAGCAGGTCACGACGCCGGGGCTCGTGCGTGAAAACGCCGTGGACGGCATCGACTTTGACCAGTACGGAAACCCGATCCGGTACCACATCCTCCGCACGCACCCCGGCGACCCGCTGCACTCGCAGGAAGCCGACGAGATCGACGCCGAGTTCGTGATCCACTGGTACCGGCTCGAGCGGCCCGGCCAACGGCGGGGCGTGCCAATCCTCGCGCCAGCGCTGCCGCTGTTTTCCAAGCTCCGCCGCTACACGCTCGCGGTACTCGGGGCCGCGGAGGCCGCCGCCATGCAAGCCGGCGTCCTCTACACCGACGGCGCGCCGAACGACGACGACGGCGTCGAAGGCGAAGCCTTCGAGGCGGTCGAATTCGAACGCAACATGTTCACGACGCTGCCGGGCGGCTACCGCCTCGAGCAATTGAAAGCCGAACAGCCGACGACCACGTACTCGGAGTTCAAAGCCGAACTGATCGACGAGGCAGCCCGCTGCGAAAACGTGCCCAGCGGGATCGCGCGGGGCAATTCGTCCGCCTACAACTACGCCAGCGGCCGGCTGGACAATCAAATGTTCGGCCGGGCGCAGCACGTTGACCACTCCGAAGTCGAGGAGGAGGTCATCGACCGCATCTTCGCCGCGTGGCTCGACGAGGCCGCCCGAGAGCCCGGCGTGATCCCGGACGACTTCCCGCCGCTGGCCGACTGCTCGCACGAATGGTATTGGGACGGCCGCGAGCACGTTGACCCGGCCAAGGAAGCCAACGCCCAGGCCACCCGGATTGCAAACCTCACGACGTCGCTCGCCGAGGAATACGCCCACCGCGGCCGGGATTGGGAAAAGGCCGTCCGGCAGATCGCCCGCGAGCGGGCCGTGCTCGCCGAACTGGGGCTGCAGCTGCCCGACGGAACCGCCGTCACGACGGCCGCCAACACCGCGAGCACGCTGACCGACCTCGCCGACCAGGCCGCCGCCACACCGGGGGGGAGCCGATGACCGCGCACACCCGCCGCCGCCGTCGCGAGCGAATGATCCTTGCCACCGCCGCGCGCCCGTTCACGCTGGCCGCCGCCGCCGGCGTGGAGATCGAGGCCGGGCCGGCTGACGCCACCGCGCCAGCGCCCATCCGCATCGACGCGTACAGCGGCGGCCTGATGAACGTAACCGGCATCGGCCCCTGCGTGGTCGACGTGCTCGGGATCGAGGCCGACGCCCGCGTCGTCCTGCTCTCCGGCCACGAAAACGCCCTGTCGGCAACGCTCGGGAGCGCCGCCGTGCAAGTCGTCGACGCGGCGCGGCTCGTCGCCGTCGGCGAAATCGCCCGCACCAATCCAATCGCCGCCACGGCAATCGAACTACGGCGGGCCGGCGTGCCGCTCCAGGCCAGCATCGGCGCCGAGCCGCTCGAGCCGCCGACGCGCATCCGCGCGGGCGACTCGGTCACCGTCAACGGCCGGACGATCACAGCCGGCCCGGGTGGGTTCCTGCTATTCCGCCGGACCCGGCTTCGCCATATCGCGATTCTGCCCAACGGGGCGGACGCACAGACCAGTGTCTCAATCGCGGCCGCGGCCGCCAATCAGGAGGGTTCAAACGTGGATTTCCAGAAGTGGGTCGAGTCGCTCGGTTACGTGTTCGCGGACCTGACGGCAGAGCAAACCGCCGTCCTCCAGGACGTCTACGACAAGCTGCAGGCCGTCAAAAGCGGCTCCGCCAATGACGGCGAGGAGCAAAAGCCCGTCGCCGCGGCCGGCGTGGCCGGCGTCGTCGCCGACTACCGGGCCGCAATCGCCGCGGAAACCAACCGCGTCAACATGATCCGCGCCGTCTGCGGTGACCGTCACGGCGACATCGCCGCAAAGGCGATTGCCGAGGGGTGGGACACGGTGAAGGCCGAACTGGCCGTCGTCCGCGCGGCCCGGCCCAACCTGCCCGCCATTCACACCCGGGAGGCCAGCCCGGCCAATACGAAGGTAATCGAGGCGAGCCTGTGCATGGCCGCCGGGATCAACGTCGAGAAGGGCTACAACGAGGAGACGCTCGACCGGGCGCACAAGCTCCGCCGGCGTGGCCTGCGGTGGCACGCGGAGCAGATCGCCGCGGCCCGCGGGCACGCGATCGACGCCGACCCGGGCACAATGGAGTGGATTCGTGCCGCGTTCTCCACCTCCGAACTCTCGGGGGTAGTCGGCAACGTCGCCAACAAGGCGCTGCAGGAGGCGTTCGCCATGGCGCCCTCCGTCGCGGAGCAGATCACGGCGACCAAGTCGCACGCCAATTTCCAGCCGAATACCGTCTACAGCCTCGCGCTCAACGGCGAACTTCAGCCCGTCGCCAAGGACGGCGAACTCAAGCACCTGCGGCTCTCGGAGGAAAGCCGGACGCGGCAGGTCGAAACCCGCGGGGCGGTCCTGTCCATCTCGCGCGTCGACATGGTCAACGATGACCTCAACGCGTTCGCCGACAACGCCCGCGCGCTCGGCCGAAAGGCGATCCACAGCCGCGAAAAGACGCTGTTCGCGACCCTCAACGCGACCGGCGCCGGTTCGTCGTTCTTCACGACGGCCCGCGCGAACTACTTCGAGGGTGCGGCCACCAACCTGCAAAGTTCCAGCATCGCCACCGCGGTGCAAATGTTCCGCGACCAGGTCGGGCCGGACGGTCTGCCGGTGATGGTCGATCCGACGCTGCTGGTGGTGCCGACCGCCCTCGAGCAGACGGCCAAGGAGCTGATGAACAGCCAGTACGTCGTCGGGCCGACCTCGGCCAAGACGCCGTCGGCCAACGTCTGGCAGGGGGCATTCAAGGTGCTGGTATCGCCGTGGCTCTCCAACAGCACGCTGTCGGGCGCCAGCTCGACCGCGTGGTATCTGCTGGGCAACCCGGCCGACCTCGCGGCGCTCGAAATCGCCTACCTGAACGGCCTCCAGACGCCGACCGTGGAATTCTTCGGCATGGACACCACCCCCGACGTGCTCGGTGTGTCGTGGCGGGTGTTCTGGGACTTCGGCGTCGCACTCGCCGAGTACCGCGCCGGCGTCAAGAGCAAGGGCGCGGCCTGAGCCGCGTTCCCGCTCGCCTGAACCAACCTTCACCACCACAACCAGAAAGCGAGATCAGAAATGTCCGTTGCAGACTACGTTTCGGGACCGGACACCATCGACTACACGCCCGGCAGTGACACCGCCGCCGGGACGGTCGTCGTGCAAGGAACCCAAGTCGGGATCACCAAGGTCGCAATCGTTGCCAACAAGCTCGGAACGCTCCACGTTCAGGGCACGTTCGACATCGACTGCGCCTCTGGCACGACCTTCTCCGCGGGAGCGCTCCTCTACTGGAACGCCGGCACCGCCAAGATCACGACGACCAACACGGACGTCCTGATCGGCCGGGCCGCCGTGGCGAAGACGTCGGGCCAGCTGAAGGCCCGCGTGCGACTGTGCCCGGCCTGACCGCGTGCCGCTGCATGAATTCCGGCGGGGCGCCGCGCATGCCCAAGCGCGCGGCGCCCCGCCAACCGGTAGCCAATACCCGGGAGCCAACCAGTGCCGACCGAAACGTGCCCCCAGGAATGCCCAACGTACAGCCGCCAGCCGGCATCCATGCCGCTGGCGTTCACCGTGGGCGACGACTTCCCGTTCCTGTTGCGATTCAATCGCAACCTGACGGGCTACACGCTCGCCGCGAGCATCACTTGCGTCGAAACGGGGGCCGCCGTGTGTTCGTTCACCATCGCCACCACGGGCGGCGACCTGGGGCTACAGACGATCGCCGGTCAACAGTGGTTCCGCGTGCGGCTATCGCTCACGGAGCAGCAAACGGCCCTCGTCGTGCCGCCGCTGAACTACCGATGGTCGTTCCAGTGGACCGACACCGCAAACGACACCCGCACCATCTTTTCCGGCCGTGTCCGGGCCATGAGGCGCTGACATGACCTGCCAGGCCGCATCCGTCGTCGTCGAAGCCGAGCCGATTTCCGTCTCGGTCGAGTGCGTCACGCCCAACATCGAAGTCGTCGTCGAAGTCGCGTCATCATTCGCGCCGTCCGCGCATGCCGCCACCCACGGCGCCGCCGGCAGTGATCCGGTGACCGTCGCCACGTCGCAAATCACGGGCTTCACCGCCGCCGCGGCAGCAGCTGCGCCGGTTCAGTCTGTCGCCGGCCGGACCGGCACGGTGACGCTCGCAAAGGCGGACATCGGCCTCGGAAGCGCGGACAACACGGCCGACACGGCGAAGCCGGTATCGACCGCCCAGGCGGCCGCCGACGCGGCCGTCCAAGCCGCGGCCGTCCAGCGGGCCAATCACACCGGGACGCAACTGGCGGCGACGATTTCCGACTTTTCGGCCGCCGTTCAAGCCGCCGCGCCGCCGACCACGAACGCAAGCCTACTCACCAGCGGCACGGTCGCCGACGCGCGGCTCTCCGCAAACGTCGTTCTCACGGCCGACGCCCGGCTCTCTGACTCGCGGACGCCGACGGCCCACAAAGCGACTCACGCTACAGGCGGGGCGGACGCCCTCACGGCGAGCGACATCGGCGCGGCCGCGGCCTCTCACACTCACGCGGCAAGCGACATCGCCAGCGGCACGATCGCGGCGGCGCGGCTCGGGAGCGGGACGGCGTCGTCCTCGACGTTCCTCCGCGGCGATGGCTCGTGGGCTGCGGCTGGATCAACGAATGCAAACGACCTCACGGCGGGAACGCTCGCATTCGCCCGTCTACCGGCCCGCGTTCGGGCGGCAGTAAACGTTCTCAACTGGTCATCATTCCGATAGGAACTCTCAATGGCAGATTCACCCGCCTTCGCTGTCACGCCTCGCATCGGCGCGGCGAACATTGCCACCGCCAACGCCAACCGCGACGGCACCGGGACGGTTGCCACACTCCTGACGGGAGCGGCGACCGGCACCCGTGTGGCTGAAATCGTCGTCCAAGCTCGCGTCACGACGACGGCCGGCATGGTCCGGCTGTTTCTGTACGACGGCACGACGTACCGATTCTTCGACGAGATCGCGGTCGCCGCAGCAACGGTTTCGGGAACCGTCAAAGGCACTCGCGTCAGCGCGCTATACAACAACCTCATCCTGCCGTCGGCTTCGTGGTCGCTCGTGGTGGCGACTCACAACGCGGAAAGCATCGACGTTGTCGCACTGGGGGCTGACCTGTGAACGACGGCATTCGCCCGCAGGGGCAATCGGCCACGCCGCTGCCCTACGGACTGCTGGGCAGCCAGGACAGACTCGCGCCGATGCCGGACTCCTACTGGCATCCGGAGGCAGCAAATTGGATGGCTCGCGTCCGCGCGAACGGCGGAGAGGTAAGCGCACCAACCATGCGCGCCGTGTCGCGTTTCTGCGCGGCAATTGAATCCGCCGGCATCCGATCAAGTCTGTTCCGCGTGAACCTCTTTTGCGGCAACTCGGACGCGACATTGACCGCCGTGCGGACGCCCCTGTTCCGTGGTCCGTCTTTGTCCGGGACGCAGTTTGGGAATGCGATGGACACGAACGTACTTTTCGTCGCTGG